AAATTGGTATTATTAAACTGATTTCCTATATCCACATTCACAGGTCGTGCAGATGTTCCTGGTTGTCCTACATAATTCCCTGTTCTTCCAAAAGAAGTGAGTGACGTGCATCCTGCAAAGCATCTCCTAAGATTGGTAAGTGTCGTAAGATCATTAAAGAACTTAGCGGGAATTTGTTTCACACCCGTGTTCTCAAACATACTTTCTGCATTCTGCAACTTTCCATTCTTCATATCAAAAGAAGATATATCAGATAAATTCCTACAATTCGCAAACATTCTTGAAGCGTTTGTTACACTTGACGGAAGTCCCTGCCCATAAGGAATAGACAAATAAGTACAATCCTCAAACAATGACTGCATATTTGTTGCCTTCGAAGAGTAAGAAAACATAGCGGTAGACCAGCCGTCGACAAGACTTGTACAACCGACAAAGCAACCAACAAAAGAAACAATGTTTGTGCAATATCTGAACCATAATACCGGAAGTTCGGTTATGGCTGTGCAGCCTTGAAATGTATATTGCATATACTGTGCATTCGTTGAATTGCTAAATGGAGAACTTGTAGCTGATTGACCTCCTGTATTTTTCAAAGCCGTACATTCAAAAAATACAGCATGGAAATCTTCTGTGCCACCTCCCCTTCCAAAAGTACCATTGCCAACGCATGAAGTCAAACTCTTACAACTTCTAAACAAGGAAGAATGATAAACACATGAAGTAGGAACAAGTTGACCACTCGGGAGACTTGTAACCCCACTGCTCCAGAAAGCACCCGCACAAGAATTACCTGTCATTTTGGTAAACAAACCAGAAGGAATAGACCTAAGACTTGTACAATCTCTAAACCAACAGATAACACCCCCTGAAATAGAAGGAATTGTGTTTGTTGCAATCGATGAAAGACTTGTACATCCTCTAAAGGCAGAATGGTTGCCGCCGGCAGCGTCCATATTATAAGTGCCAGAGCTTCCCTGAATAGAAAATGATTCGGGCCACTGTTTGATTGCAGTAGCTTTTGTATGATTTCTGAAATTGGCATACACAGTAGAAGGGTTACTTGTATTTCTACTTCCACCTTGTACCCTTACTTCTCTTCCCACTATTTCATAAACGCCATTTGATACAGATGGCGTTTGAGGCGATCCGCTATAAGAAACGATAAGAGCTTTCCAAAGATAAAGGTAAATACTGCTCCCTCCTGCGTTCGTTGATTCATCCCCTGTCCCTACACATTCCGAATCCGTAGCGGAAGCATACACATAACCTCCAGAAGGAGAAGAAACCGTTATCCTACCACTTCCATTTGTCTGATCTGTACCACTGTAATAAGACGATCCGTCAGGCGCGGTAGTTCTTATATTCACGGAAGCATAAGGTTGCAATACATTTTCCTTTCTAAGATAAATATAAGTTGTCGTAAGCTCATAGTCAAGAGTGAAATCTATATACGTGTCAGCTCCCGATATTGCAATATTGTTTTTCGTTTGGGATTGATAATTGTCTGCCGTACAAGTGGCATTATACGACCCTGATTGTATTCCAGTAAGTGTAAGCTGTCCTTGTGAGTTGGTGTACCCACTCTTTCCTCCGTAAGTTACGTAAGCTCGATTAATGTTATATCCATTTCGGGATTTCACTGTAATATGAGCACTGTAAGTCTTATTGGAAACACCTACCCTTTGTTGTGGCATTGATTCCTGATTAACTGTGACAGAACCTTCCGTAGGCTGATAGTCATAAACGGAAACTTCATATCTGTAAGTTTTCCCCATCTGCATCATAAAGGTCGTTGTACCGTCCGACCCTGTATTTTGCGTACTAAGTCCTTCAGGTTTTACAGAAGCTCCTGAAACTGGAAGCCCTGTATCGGAATTATAAACATAGAACTGCACTCTCGTTTCTTTTCTTGGCATTGCAACATTCACCGTCTTTGGAAGGTCATTTGGTTGCACAACCCCTGTCTGATCACTGAAATATTGCTTCGAAGCCACCCAATCATAACGCATTCTCGGAACAGAGAATTTGATCTGTCCGTTATTAGTCAGACCTGTTTGTTCTCCTGCACCTCCTTGATTAAGTGTTATTCTTGTACCGTTGGAAATGATACCGTTATCCTCTGTTACAACAAATGTAAGATCATATAAAGTTTGATCCATATAGATGCTCACCACTTGATCATTTCCATTTACAATAAATTGCTGCTCTCTGTCCTCATATTCCTCATAGGATGCTATGACAGTGTATTGTCCATTGGGAAGTTCCAACACAACACCAGAAGAATCTTCCTGCACAAAATCCTTATCGTTTACTTTCACTTTCGCACCTTCAACGACTGTTCCTCCTGCGCCATACACCTTGATAGTAGTCTTATAGGTAAGCTGTTTCAAGTCTATCGTAATGTTCGAATTATTATAAAACTCATAGTTTTCCACATATACCCGTTGATGATTGTTGTCGTAAAATACATCATAAGAATATTTTCCTCCCAACACTCCTTCAAAAACAGCCTGCCCATTGTCAGAAGTCTGTTTTGTCAAACCTGCAAATCTTACGGTAGCTCCATTTAAAGGCTTTTTCTCTCCCGTAAAGGTGTTGTAATCATTTACAGTAAACGTCATGTTAAAAGTAGGCATAGGATTGAAGCTCACTTGTATATCCTTATTACTGTCCACAACAACATCCCCATTTACAGGAATCCAGTTTTGCTTTTCAACAAGATAAGTGTAATCACCTCCCAATATATTCGTGAATGTCACTTTCCCATTCGTGCCCGTTCTTTTGCTTTCCGAATAAGCGACAGTATCCTCTGTTGCCAGTCTGTCCTTTGCGGTAAGTGTCACATTTGCACCTTCCACTGCGCCAGTAGATGAATTTGTCACCGTAAATGTAACCGTATATCTTGGTATCAATATAAGTGTCACGGGTTCGGATTGGTCGTCTTGTACATTGATGTTCTTACTTATGGTATAATAATCCGTCTTGCTTACAGTATAAGGGTATAAACCAGGTAATGCCATAAATATGGCATTACCAGAAGAATCCGTATATTTAAATTCACCATTAAAAGTAACAAGGGCATTTTGTATAGGTCTTTCGCCTTCATCCCTTACAACGAACGTGACTTTTCTTTCATACACATCTCCTTGCATTTGAATATATTCCACCTGCGTTTCTTCATCGTCTTCCAATACCTGAAACAATCTATCTTCTATATTCATGAACAAAGACTTCTCCACATCAATAGAATAATCACCAGGATAAAGTACAATAGATGCTTCCCCATTTCTGTCCGTCACAAGACGTTTGTCTAAAATGGAAATAGAAGCTCCTTCTATGTAAGCTCCCCTATCCAACAATACTTTGAAAATAACATTCTTCTCTTTCAAAGGCTGAATATCCTCACTACCCATTATGTTTTTGTAGGTAACAAGGTAATCTTCTGTAAATTTTTTTACTCCTTTCTCACTTGTAAGGGAATTATTAAGATAATAAGCAGCTATCACGTCCTTTTCCCCTAAATTACCTTGATAGAATGGAAGGAAAAGTGGCTTTATCTTTATATCATAAATATACACGGAAGCGAAAGAATTTGACCTGTCTTGAATAAGACTTAATGACAAGAATTTCATTCCGTCTTTCATTTGAAGCCCTCTCCCTTTCGGGAAATTAAGCTCTAACTGCTTTGCGTATGCCCTGTTCTTTCTCGATAGAATTGCCCGGCATTCATAATACACTCCAGCTACAGGAAGTTCCAGGATTCCTTTACTGCTGGAAACAAAATTGTTGCTCTCTGCACTTCCATAAGATTCCTTACATATCATAGGTTGAACGGCTTCGTTAAACACTTCCACACCGAATTTCAAATTTTGGTTGCTTGTGGAAGATGTTTTAACCTTAAAAGAAATCTGATAAGAAAGATTTTCTGAAATAGGAAGGAGCTTCGTTTTGTCAATTTCAGAAGAAATACCCACCAAAGCATTTCCAACGAAAGTCATTGCCTGTATAGGAGTGCCATTGTTGTCTATATCATCCACAATAACAACACCTGTAGGGTTCACAAGTGGATAGGCATTCAAATCTTTTACACTTTCCGTTGTCTCATACCCTTTTGTAACATTCAGAACCGTGTCTGTCCTGTTCCATGTAGGAGAGCTATGTCCCATTGTCCATCCAGTATCACGAGACATCAAAAGGGCAAATATAAACTCATCCTCCGTCTTATATCTAATAAGACGGAGAAGCTCCCCAAGTATCGCGCCTTCCTTGTTTACAATATCAAGTGTTCCTCTTTTTCTATATTCCTTCACATAATTATTGAACAGATATTTCATCTGTTCAAGTGTGTTCACTTCATCTGTCACAAGTCCTCTGTTTTCAATAAAAAGTTCAAACAGAATCTTGTTCGTATCAATCTCGTTGTATTGCTTAGCATATAAAACAACAAGCGCAAAGATATGACAGACTGTTTCCCAATACGCCTTAAAA